TATTGAGTTTGACTACTGCGGTGTACAAGCAGCTTTAGCCATGCGTTTACCAAATTCTGTTTGAGCACTAATAGCTGCTTGGTGCCAATTTAATCCACCATAGCTATCATTAAGAAACAAAGCTATTTCTTTCATTGCAGCCATTTCATCAAATGGTTTACCTTGTGCAGCAGCTTCTCTACGAGCTTTGTCTAAATACGCATTAGCTGTATATAGTTTTCCACCAGTGTGTAAGTAATCCCAGGTGTACTTATCAAACGTATCTAAAGTATATTTTTCTACAGTAGACATAGTTGATTCAAGAGCACGAGTCTTAGGACCAAACTTACCAATCATTGTGTCACTAAGTTTTCCAGCAGCAGTTAATATGCCTTTTGAAACATCTTCGTTCATTTTAAGTTCAAGACCAGCACCTCTAATCCACAAATCTGGGTTACTACCAACACCACCTTTTTTAAATTGTTCAACAGCTTGTGAAATAGCAGACATCTGCAAATCTTTTCCAGTAGCACCTTTAATTGTTTTTTCTAATGCTGGAAGAACAATAGCTTCTTTGATAGGAGTCCACAAAGGAATTTTGGCACTAGACATAACTTCCATCAAAGATTTAGCATGGAAGAAAGAACCAATGACGTTAAAACGTTTAACAAACTGAGAGACAGCTCCAAACGCTTGCATTAATTTTCCAGGGGTTGTATCAAATACAAAACGTAGATCAGGCACTAAATCAGGATGAATAGCATACCCATCTAACTCTGGATGTTCAATTGTTTCCCAACCATAAGGTCTAGGATTTTCAGGAGTAATAGGACGTATTAAAGACTCACCTTCAACGTTTCTAATCTGTTTTATGTTGTCTACTAAGTTTTTATTCTCAATAGATTTTTCAACAGACATTGCATAGTCTTTATAGATCTCTGCTAAGTTATCTGTTTTAAGTTTAAAGCGATAGTCTTTTCCTTTTTGTTCTAACCATTCGTTGATACCCTTAATATGTTCAACAAGGTCTTCACGAGTTTTAAGTCTTCGTTCTTTACCGTACTTAGTAGTAGTTGCAGTACCTTCCCCAGATGCTTTGCCACCATAGCCAAAAGCATCTCTCATAAATTCTTCAAGAGCACCAGGGGGCGCAGCACCTTCAGAAACAACATTGCGAGCTACATAGTCTTGATGCCAACCCTTGATAACACCTTTTTCTAAAGCACGTTTACCTAAGTCGTCCATCAACGCTCTAAACTTGTCTGCTATTTCTTTTGCTTTGCCAGTTAGAGTTACACCTTTATCTATGTCAAAACTTAGCTGTTCAAGATCAACATCTTTGCCAGCTATAGTTTTAAGATCATCAGCATTGTTGTGAATGATCCGTTCGTTAGCCATTTTGTTATTAATGTTAGTGCCAACAAACTTCTCAACTTCTTTAACAGGTTCAGCCCAAGTCTTTTGATACTCACGATAGCCTTCGTAAAACTTAACAGTCTCCACTTCACCATGCTTGGCGTAAATCTCTTTAGCAATGTCATACAACTCTTGTTCGTCTTTGACGTCACGGGGATCTGTCTTAGTGCGATCAGTAACTGCAGGTCTTTCTCCAAGAGGAGATGTATCAACAGGTGCAGGAACTTCTTTAGGAGCAGCAGCTTTTTTTTCAGCAAGTTGTTTTAAAGCAGTTTGATTAGTTTGATTCTCGTATTGAGCTTTAGTCTGACCTTCTGCTTGAGGAGTTACTGTGTGTTCAGCTTCATGAGCAACAATAAAATCTACATAGTCTTGGAATGTAGGAAAGGCATCTTTAGCAATAGGGTACACACCTTCTACTTTGGGTTTAGTCCAAGGTTTCTCTCCATACTGTTCGTACAAAGTAGGTGTATCAATAATAATCTTGCCATCTTTTTTACGGAAAGTAGCACCAATAGGTCTACCATCTGCACGAGCTTTACCAGTAGTTCCTTCTTCAATAGGAACTCCATTGGCTTCTTTAGGTACGTCAGCAAGTTTAAAGCGGTCATTACCAGCTTTACGTAAGTCACCACTATGTAGACCTTCTTTAAAAGACTCAGGAGATTGTCCTTCAGGTATTTGACCAGCACTCTTAGCTCTGTTCCAAGCATCTTTACGATTTAAGAACGTACCACTTTCATCTACAAACCCTTGTTCATGGGTATCTTTAGTTTCAGCTTTACGAGTTTCCCTGTGCTTAGGACCTAGCAGTTCTATTTTACCAGTCTCTTTGTTCCTAATAGCAGTTTGGACTAAAGGTATCTTGGCATCAGCAGCTGCTTTCTCAGTAGCAACATCTTCAGCAACCTTCTTAACAAACCCAGCCTTCTTAGACTCTTCTTCTGAAGGTGGTTTTTTAACAGGAGTAGAATCTTTATGTCCTAAAGTGTCATACAATTACTTCAAAATATCTGCATCACTTTTATCTTTAGCAAAAGCTGAGTTGTATTCTGTAATAACTCCATCGTTATCCATAATCATTACGCCACCGTCTTTTAAACGGTTTACAGTAACACCTATGGTTCCTGCATCTAAAGTGTTAACAGAATGTTGTTGAGAAGATTCTATTAAAGAACTCTTTTTACGATCTTCTTTAGTTCGTTCTGTAGTTGTTGTTTCTTTATCAGTAGTTGTAGTGGTAGTAGGTTTTGTTTTAAACATCTTGTCAGTAACAGCTTTACCAACAGACTCACCAGCACCAAATACTTTTTTACCAAGAACGTTAAACCCTGGCATGGCTGCACCAGTAGCAGCAGACACACCCAACTTAACAGGATCAACCTTACCTTCTCTAACAAACTCTGAGCCAGCTTCAATACCAGTTTGTAGACCAGCAGAAACAGTACGTTGACCTATGTCAGTAGAAGCAAGACGACCTAACTTACTCATGCCCTGAGTAACAGGAGCAGCCATAGTCTTAGGAGACATACCCATTAAGTTAGCTAGAGTCTCACCAGCAAATGCTTCATAAGGATTAGCTTGCTTTTCTTGTTGACGAGCAGTCCAATCTTCAGGGAATAATGTTTTGTGTATCTTGTCTGAAATAGCCGTAACAGCTGCAGAAGATCCAAATGCTCCTAACAAACCACCAGCAAATCCTAAAGCAGGAATAGCAGCAGGAGTAAGTACAGGACTAGTTATGACACCTATAGCAGTACCTATTTCCATACCACCACCAAACCCAGCTAGACCAGCTAGAGATCCAGGAGCAGCTTCTAAAGCAGAACGACCTATGTTTGTAGCAGCACGAGAGACTTGCTCATTGGGCTTCATACCTGGCTTAGCGTACATACCAAACGCTGCACCACCTTTACCTTCTACAGGTGCTGAGGCAGATGTAGCTGGAGTAGGTGTTACAACGTCATCATTGCTACCCCAAGAAGACTTGGCAGTAGTTGTTGGTTTAGATACAACCTCATCACCTTGTCCAAAGTCAGCCATGATTAACCCTTCTTACGCTTTAAAACACCATCTTGCATGTAATAGCTATTTGGAGGTAGCTTGTCATATTCTTCTTTGCTAGTAGGTTTAGCAGGGTTTTGTTCAGTGTATTTGTTACTAGTAGCACCAGCTCCACCAGCTTTAGATCTTTCTTTAGCAGCTTTTACAGCTTCAGGAATAGTAGAAAAACTTTCATACTTTTTACCAGTAGCTAAAGCATTTTCAACAGCAGTTTCTTCATCAACCTCTTTTCCTTTCCACAAAGAAGGAATGTTAGTTGGTTTGCCACCATTTAATTTTGGATTGGTAACTGTAATACTTACTTCAGTGGAGTATGTGCCATCAGCATTTTTTCTAGCAGGATAACCGTCATGAGTTTTAGCACCACTAGGAACATCAGTCTTACCTGCAGCAGGTGTTGTACTAGCAGGAGCTGCAGATTTATCTCCAGCAGAAGGAGTAGCTGGTTTATTTTCTGGCGGCAATTCCTCTTGAGTAGATTCAAGTTGTTTAACTAGGTTTGTATACAACCTATCTTTTTCTTTACCTTCAGGAAGACCTTCTAAAGCATTTAGTTTTCTTTCAACTATGCCACGTTTAATCTCTTGAAGTTCTTGCCAAGCTTTAGTAGAAACAAGTCCTGCTTTTTCTTCAGCACTTGTAGCACTTTCTTTAGCAGAAGGACCGCCTCCACCCCAATGAAAGATTCCATAGCTTTTTTTATTGTCTTCTTCAGAAGTCTTTTTATACTTAGCTTCTGCATCTTGAAGTTCTTTTTTAGTATCAATGTCAATCCCTCTGGATTGTCTGTTGTAAGAGTTGTACTCTTTTAATTCTTCTTTAGTACCACTACCACTACGTTTACCTTCAGCTATTGTTTGGAGAACTTTATCGTGTTCTTTTTTCCATTCAGCTTGCATCTCACCCAATTGAACACGCATTTGATTTGTAGCAAGGAGGTTGTGCCCAGAAGTATTTTGAAACAAAGCTTCTAGTTGAGCCTTCTGTAGCTTTGGATCGTTTTCTTTAAAGAACCCAGGGATGTTAGTTTCAATAGCCTTACGTTGTCCTTCAGGCATATTGTTTAAGATTTCATTAAACTTTTCATGAGAAGCATCTTTAATAGATGCGTAAGCATTGCCTATGGTTAGACCATTAGCTTCTTGTTGTTTAAGTTTAGTTTGTATTTCTTTAAGCTCAGTAGACTTAGCAGTCTCTAAAAGCTTAGCCATTTCTTCTGTCCTGCCTTCTTGACCATACAGAGATGCCATCTTAAGTATTTGGTCAGAAGGACTGGCTTCAACATAGCTCTTGTCTTTTACAAGAGCTTGCATCTTAGTTCTAATTTCAGCGTCTGTCTTAACACCAGTCTCTGTAACAAGATTAGACAACTTAGTTTTTTGTAAGTTTTCTTGTTGTTGTTGTACAGCTAAAGCCTGTGTCTGTTGCACATCAGGTGCAGCAGCCATGTTTTGTTGTAACTGTAGAGCTGCATTACTGCCAGCTGCTACGTCACTCATTAGGTATGCCATACTTAATCTCCAATACCAGAAGTACCAGACAGCAAGCTACCTACTCCGTATCCATACTGTGTGTTAGCGTTGCCACCTGTATAAGGAACATTACCCATAGTATTAGTTCCACCATACAAACCAGATATACCTGTAGCAATACCACCTAATCCTTGCATAACACCAGCACTAGATATGTTGCCTTGTTGAACACCTAGAGCAGCCGCTGTAGCAGGATTTTGAGTAGCACCAGAGCCTTGAGCTAACCTGTTAAGGTAGTCAGTCATAAAGCCGTAGTAGCCTTGTTGTCCAGTCTTTTGAAGAGCTATAGACTCATTACCAGAATACAACTGACCACTAGCAGCAGCACTACGTTTAGATGCTTCTAAAGAAGGGTCTAGCACACCTGTTTTATATGCACTGTATCCAGGGAGCTTAGTAGGATCTACCCCACTACCAGTAGTTAAAGCACCAGAATATAGTGCTCCAAGGTTAGACCTGTACTGAGCAAATGGATCAGCAGCAGCTTGAGCACCAGCAGCAGTAGATGTATCACCACCTGATGCAGATGTTGTACCACCACCTAGTCCTAAAGCACTAGTTACACCGCCTCCTGTAAGGGAGTTAATCCCTGAAGCAATACCAACAACAGAAGCAGTAACTCCCATATCAACTCCTTACAGCATCTTAGAATGCAATTTTTCAAAAAAGGTATAACCAAGGTACTCAAATAATCTAGAGTTATCTAGATGTACTTTAGTACCAAGTATTACTCTTTTAACACCGATTGATTTTAAATAGTCGTCAGCAAACTTAAACAGCTTGATGCCAACCCTACCTTTGCGCTCACTCTTCTTTAGATAATAAATATCTTCAGCAGCAGTAAGCATTGTTCTGTAGTGGAGGTTGTAGTGCAACAAAAAGAATATGTAGCCTATCAACTCCCCATCTTTCCTACAAGTCACTATCTTTAGTGCTTGTTGCTTTTCCATTCTGTCGTAAGCATCCCAGTCTGGGTCTAGAGGAAACCCGTTCTTAGTAACACTCAGTTCTTCATAGTGTTCGTCTAAATGTAGTCTGACTTCAGGGATACATTGACTAAACTCTTCGACCTGATATGTAACCATTTTACTTCCTATAACGACCACCACCAACTTGCTGCTCTTGATCCATCTCACCTAACCTGAAGTCTACCTCAGCTCCGTCTAGACGCAAAGAACAGTTGCTAGTGCAAAGGAATTCCCAAGCCCTACGTCTGTCAGCTCCACTGAGATATATCTGTGACCTACTAGCAGATAGGTCTATAGGTCTGTAGCTAGACCAAGTTTGATAGTCGTCACCACTGTGGCGTACCATCATGGTTCCAGCAACTTTGTCTCCAATGATTTCTAACCTGCCATAGAACTTACGTTTAGTAGTTCCGTTGTCAAGAATGTCTGTTACTGTTCTACAGTAGATAGGTTGACCAGCATCTTGATAGACAGTGGTATCAAAGTAATAAATGGTAGCCGTGTCATCATCTAGGATGTACGGAGTACCGTTAAGTTGGGTGTAGAAAGTAGGTCTAAAGTAAGACTCTTGGTACGTACCTGGGTTAGGTTGGTCATTACTCTGCATAGAGTATTGAGTCCAGTTGTACCACATCTTTTCATTAATGTCGTACACCAATGTTTGGTTAGTGTTTAACAAGCTAAGGATGTACAAAGTATGTCCACCAAAGGTATAGCAATAAGCACGTACAGAACTTAAACCATCAGCCTCAAGGTGCTTGTCAATATGGTTAGTAGAAACCCTAATAGCTGCTACACCGTCCATTATGTAAACAGAACGACCATAGGTCTTACTAGTACCAACCCATAGCACTGTGTTGCTGGTAGACACAATAGAGTCCTTACTAGCACAACCAATCTCAGATGTATAACTCTGAGCTACTCCTAATGGAGAGCCTGTAGCGTTACCAGCATCGTAGAAGAACTGAGTACTGACAGTACCAAAGGCTACGAGGTAGTTAAGGTGTTTACAGATACCAACTAAGTTGTCAGCAGTCTGCTCAAAACTAATGTAACTAAGAGCATCCCAAGTAGTTGGGTCACCTAGATTAGAGTTGTAAATACGATTGTTACTAGTACCAAGGAACACATAGTTGTCTAAGAACACACAGCCAGACACATACGGAGATGATGGCAGAGTAGTCATAGACACAAAGTTAAATGACTGGTCTAGTAGATAGCCTGTAGTTCCATTGTGAAAGAACAGATAGGTATCTAAAAACGTCTTAACAAAGTAGCTTTGGTTAGTTGTACTAGACGTACTACCTAGGTTAGCTACAGCGTAGCTAGAACTGGGATTAATGCTATACACAGTGTTATTAATAACAGCAATCAGTCTGTTATTGAAAGCAGCTAACCCTTGGCTAGGTGTGTAAGCAGGAGGTGTAACAGATACAACTTGCTTAGCTACAACTAATCCTGGTCGTTTAACAAACTCTCTCTTCTGATCCCTAGTCTCAAAGACACAGTTAGAAGAGTAAGAGTCCTTAGCAAAAGTCCCATCACGGGACTCTATAGGCTGCGTTAACGGGATACGTTCC